ATGATGAAACTGCGCCCTTACTACAGCATCCCATCGGACATGGAAAGCGCGTGGGCACCATTGCTCAAGACGAGAGGTACGCAGCGTGTGCTGAACCGCCAACGGTTGAATCGTGGCGTTCAGTTATTTCCGGAAGTTTTCTCCGACCAGCGCCCGACACTCGCTAACGCTGGCGACCTCGCCACAGCGTTGTCGACGCACCCTGGACTCCAAGTCCACATGGCGGAGAATGGAACTGTCGGCCCCAATGCAATCACGGGCGACTTCTACCAACTGCGGACGGTCGCCGGGTACGGGATGAACCCGATCACGGTACCACCGATGTCGAACGACGCGCTGCGTCGTGAGTTAGGCTTGGTCGACGGTTTCACGTCGACGCGGCATCGCGAAATCTTCCGGCGCTTGGTGAAGTACATGTGCGCCACGAAAGTGCCCGCGAAAGTATCAATCCGCCGGGAGGCGTCCACTGGAGCTCCTGACTACGTCAACGATGTAGTCAAGAAGAAAACGGAATTGCGCTATGCGCTCGAGAACCTCGAGCGCCTGTTGCAGCTCGTTGACGAGGACAAGCTGACCGAGCTGTTCATCGAGTTCAACGCACCGATCGTTCAGACGACCGGTGAGCGCACTCAGGCTGACAAAGTCAAGTTTGAGAACAACCGCTACACATCGAAAGACCGTGAGGTTAACGATGAACACGCCGCTCGCACCGGCGACTTTTCGACCCGCCGTCCCGCATCAAAGGAAGTGCGCGTTGATGGCACCGTCATCGACGGGTTCTTCGCCGGTCGCCGGCGCACTGTTTACGGAATGAGCTTCGTCGTCAACTACGTCGTTGCGGCCGTGTTCAGCACCATGCGCGAGCATTACCTGCACGCGTATGACTTTACGTGGAAACACCGTACCCCGGAGTCAATCCTCGAAAAGATGCGCCGTTACAAGTACTTGGCCGGCTTCGACGTGAAGCAGTTCGATCAATCGGTCGGGCAGTTCATGATTGACGAGTTCGTCAGTGAGCTAGGGTTGTATATCGACCCACGCATCGCGAAGTTAATCAAGCTGATGTTCGCGGCACCGTACATCGTGCCGTATCCATACGTCGCCGGGACGGAAGAGGTACCGTTCAACCCGCTGTTTGGCGACGACCCGTTCGACGTGTCGTCGTTCACGATGAAGCTGGGCCTCCCGTCGGGCATCGCCTGCAACCCGGACTTCGGCAAACTGGTGATGATGACGCAATATCTCTGCCTGGCCGACGATTACTTCCATGATGTACTGGAAGTGGGTATCGAGACGATCCTGCGCGGTGAACACTCCGAGTATGGTTTTCTCAACATGGGTGATGACTGTGTCGTTCTCACAAACGACGACGGCTTCTTCAGTCACATCAACGCGGGCGAGTACAAGGCGGAGTACTTCGCCGTTGAACCTGAACGGCCGATCTCGTTTCTGGGAAATGTGCCATACACCGATGAACGCGGCGAATTGCAGCTTACGCCGAACGTCATTTCGTTCCTCGTCAACTGGCTCGTCCCTGAGTTCGGAATTGAGAACCACCGTCGCCGCAACTTCTGGGCGATCGGCGACGTCGAGAGACGTCAGCACTACGCCCGTGCGCCGATGTATT